TGAAGTGTCTTTGGTGCCAGAATGTGATTCTGCAATCGAAGATATAGTTAATGAGTGTATCACATCGGATAGTTCTGATAGGATAGTCACACTCGACCTCAGAGATGTTAAGCTCTCTGACAGTATCAAAGGTAAGATACAAGACGAGTTTTACAGCATCCTATCAATGATGAAGTTCAATCAGAACTCTCATGAATTATTCAGAAAATGGTACGTAGATGGAAGAGTATACTTCCACAAAGTCGTTGACGCTAAAAATACCAAAAGAGGTATAGTAGACTTAAGAAACATTGACCCGATTAAGATTAAGAAGGTCAGAAACATTGAAAAAGAAAGAGACCCTAAGACTAAAATCGAAAGGATTTCAAAAATAGAAGAGTTCTATGTTTTCAATGATAAAGGATTTGATAAATCCAGTGCAGCGGAAGGAAACACTGTACGAATTGCACCCGAGGCAGTTACATATACGACTTCGGGATTACTTGATTACACTAAGAATGTAGTCATCGGGTATCTGCACAAGGCATTGAAGACTGCAAATCAGTTATCAATGATGGAAGATGCACTTGTTATCTACAGGATTTCAAGAGCTCCCGAAAGAAGAATATTCTACATCGATGTAGGTAACCTTCCAAAAGCAAAAGCAGAACAGTATCTTGCTGATGTAATGAACCGATACAAGAACAAGTTGGTTTACAATGCAGATACAGGTGAAATCAAAGATGATAGAAAACATATGAGTATGTTAGAAGATTTTTGGTTACCTAGAAGAGAAGGTGGTAGAGGAACAGAGATTACTACATTGCCAGGCGGACAAAACCTAGCAGATATAGATGATATCGAATACTTCAAGAAGAAGTTATATCAGTCTCTAAACGTACCTTCATCTAGAATGGAAGCAGACAATGGGTTTAACATGGGTCGTGCTTCAGAGATTTCTAGAGATGAACTTAAGTTTAATAAGTTCACAAACAGACTTCAGAAGAAGTTTGGAAGAGTTTTTACAGACATTCTTAAGACACAATTAGTACTTAAGGAAGTCGTAACAGGTGAAGAGTTCGATAAAATAAAGGACTTTTTCCTGTATGATTATGCAACAGACAACCACTTTACAGAGTTGAAAGATGCAGAAATTTTAAGAGAGAGATTAGATACTCTCGGTCAGGCAGCTGATTACATTGGTAAATACTACTCAGATGAATATATCAGAAAGTATGTACTAAGACAAACAGAAGAAGACATAAAAATAATTGATGCCCAAATCAAAAAAGAAGGAAGTGATGAGGGTGGAGACGATAACGAAGATGACTTCGGTGGATTTTAGGAGTAAATTATGAGTAGCGAAATAGCAAAACAAATCGTTGACCAAATAGAAGCAGGTCAACTTGAAGCTGCAAAAGGTTCTATCGGTGATGGAATTAAGAAAGCAGCTGCAGATGCAGTAGACATGAAGAGAGTTAATGCTCAAGTCGACTGGATGGATGCACCACAGGAACCTACAGGAGAGTAGAGTGAAGTCCTTTAAAACAGTACAACTAGAACTTAACGAGGCAAAAATTAAATTGCCAAGTGGTTCCAAAGAACTTAAAGTTGATGTTGCAAAGGTCGGTGGTAAGAAGATATCTGTATCTTATGTTCAGAACAAAAGAAATAAGGTAGATGTATATCTAGATGGTAATCTCTTTAGTGGAGATTCACCATATAAAGATTTAAAAGCTGCAGAGAAAGAAATGAAAGACATTAAAAAAATAATGTCAAACATGTCCGAAGAAGGTATAAACATAGAGGAAATTATAAATGAAATTAATATCTGAATATAATGACTATCAAATGTCACCAGTAATCATTGAAGCAAATGAGAAAGGACAGAAGGAATACTTCATAGAAGGAGTGTTCATGCAGTCAGAAATTAAAAACCGTAACGGTAGAGTTTATCCTAAAGAGATAATGGAAAAAGAAGTTAACCGTTATAGAAAAGAATTCGTTGAGAAGGATAGAGCATTTGGAGAACTCGGACATCCCGAGGGCCCGACTATTAATCTTGACAAAGTGTCCCATTTAATTACATCTTTAGAAGAAGATGGTAACAATTATATTGGACGTGCAAAGATTTTGAGCACACCCAACGGTCAGATTGTAAGAAATCTAATCGATGATGGTGCCAAATTGGGAGTATCATCTAGAGGATTAGGTTCCTTAGAAGAAAAAGGTGGTGCTCAATACGTAAAAGGTGACTTCCAATTGGCAACAGCAGCCGATATAGTTGCAGACCCATCTGCTCCCGAGGCCTTCGTTGAAGGTATATACGAGGGTGTAGAGTGGATTATGTCTAACGGTATATTGAAAGCAGTTGATTCGGAGAGCATGAGAACCCAATTAAGGGGTGCTAAACTGAATAAATTAGAAGAAACCAAGTTAAATCTATGGAAAAGGTTTGTTGAAAGCCTATAACATATAAATAAAAAAGTAAACTCAAACAGGAGAAAAACATGGCAGAGTTAGAAAATAACCTAGAAAGTACAGAAGTAGAAGTTTCTGAAGCGAAACAACCTACAGACGGTGCTCAAAAAGGTGACGCGAAACCTGTTAAGCAAGGTTCATCAGATGCCGAGAAAATCGAAAGCGGTAAAGCTGAAGTCGTCAAACCCGAAGAAAATCCTGTTGACAAAGCAGTTGATGCACAGAAGAAAGCAGAAAATGTGAAACCAGTTAAGTCTGACCCACATCAAAAGAATGCTGGAAAAGGTGACAGTCAACCTAAACTTGCAAAAGTTTCAGAAGAAGAAGACTCTAAAGATGTTGTTAAGGCAACAAAAATGGAATCAATCAAAGCTATCGTCAACAACATGAAGGAAATGACTAAGGAAGAACTTCAAACTAGATTCAGTTCTATATCAGAAGAAGAAGTTGACGAAACCTTGACTAAAGCAGAAGTAGCTAGAAAAATTGTTGAATCACTAAAGTCTATGGACGAAGAAGCAGTATCAGATATTGCTGAGAAGTGGTCTAAGGAAGAAGAAGAGGAAGAAGAAGTCAAAGAGGAAATCGTTGACGAAGAAACTTCTGCAGAGCTCGAAGCAAATCTAGTCGAGATTGAAGTAGAAGACGACCTATCTAAAATCTCAGAAGCATTAGATTTATCAGATGAAAATGCTGATAAAGCTAGAACTATCTTCAAGGCTGCAGTCTCATCTAAAGTAGAAGAGATTAAAGAGTCTTTAGAAAATCAATATTCAGAAGAATTAAAATCCTCAGTAGAAAAAGTCAAAGCCGACCTCGCAGAAGGCGTTGACAAGTATCTTTCTTATGTTGCGGAAGAGTGGACGAAAGAAAACGAACTTGCAATTGAAAGAGGATTGAGAGCTGAGATGACTGAAAACTTCATCGACGGATTGAAAACATTGTTCACAGAACATTATGTTGACGTTCCCGAAGATAAGTATAACGTTATCGATGAACTCGCAAATCGTCTCGACGAGATGGAACAGAAACTTGATGGTGAAGTCAGTAAAAATATTGACATTACAGAAGAGTTAGATGCCCTCAAGAGAAGTAACGTGGTAAAGACTGCTGGTGACAGTTTGTCTGAATCACAAAAAGAGAAGCTAGAATCATTATCAAATGGTGTAGACTTCAAAGATGAAGCAGACTTCGCTGAGAAGATTGCAGAAATCGCTGAAGCTTACTTCCCAAGTGATATTGATAAACTAGTTGAGGATACTATTGTAGAAGAAGGAACAGGGGAAATTTCTGAAGAGAAAGAACCAGTACTTGCTCCCGATATGCAACAGTACACTCAAGCAATAACTAAACTAAATCCATTAGGATAATTTAAAGGAAAATAAAATGTTTTTATCAGAAAACTTACAAGAGAAGTGGCAACCGATTCTAGAACACTCCGATTTACCAAAAATCGAAGATAACTACAAGCGTGCTGTTACTGCTGTTATTCTTGAAAACCAAGAGAAGGCCCTTTTCGAAGAAGGCCAAACCCTTGAAGAAGCAGCACCTTTAAATGCTACTGGAAGTTCTGCAGTTGCTAACTGGAATCCAATCTTGATTTCATTAGTACGTAGAGCTATGCCAAATCTCGTTGCATACGACATTTGTGGTGTTCAGCCTATGACAGGCCCAACAGGACTTATATTTGCTATGAAAGCAAGATATAACGACTATCCATCTGTAGGAAGAGAAGGTAAAACTGAAGCATTACATGCTGAAGCAGATACTAAATATTCCAATGACAACCAAGTTGTCGCAGACGGCCCTTTAGCAACACGTAATAGTGACCCATTCAATGGTTCATATGCGTCTGATACAGGTGCGGGAATGTCTACAGCAAGTGCAGAAGCACTTGGTGATGTTGAAGCATCAAACGGTTTCGCTCAAATGGCATTCACCATTGAGAAAGCAACCGTAACAGCACAATCCAGAGCATTAAAAGCTGAGTACACACTCGAATTAGCACAAGACCTCAAAGCAATCCACGGTCTTGATGCAGAATCAGAACTAGCAAATATTCTTTCATCAGAAATTCTTGCTGAAATCAACCGTGAAGTTATCAGAAATGTTAACATCCAAGCAAAAACTGGTGCAGCTGCAACAGCTGTTGCTGGAACGTTCAACTTAGACGTTGACGCAAACGGAAGATGGTCAGTTGAGAAATTCAAAGGATTATTGTTCCAAATAGAAAGAGAAAGCAACTTCATCGCTAAAGATACACGTAGAGGAAAAGGTAACTTTATCCTATGTTCATCTGATGTAGCTTCTGCTCTATCTATGGCAGGTGTATTAGATTACGCTCCTGCTCTTAACACTAACTTAAACGTTGACGACACAGGCAATACATTTGCTGGTATCTTAAACGGAAGAGTTAAAGTATATGTTGACCCATATGCTGGTGTTGACTACTTAACAGTAGGTTATAGAGGAACTAACCCTTATGATGCTGGTATGTTCTACTGCCCTTACGTTCCATTACAAATGGTTCGTGCAGTTGGCGAGAACACATTCCAACCAAAAATCGGTTTCAAAACTAGATATGGTATGGTTTCAAATCCATTTGTCGGTGCTACACCAGCAAACGGACTTGCATCAGCAGGTACTAACCAGTACTACAGAAAATTTGCAGTGTCAAACATTCTGTAAGGACTTCGGTTCTAATTCCTTCGGGAATACTAAAAACCCCTCTCACGAGGGGTTTTTTTTGGCGATAAATACCTGTATGAAGATGATTAAGTATGGTGAAGGGTTGGAAGGTTTCTTTAAATGGAAGAATGAAACTACAGGTCAAATAGATACAATGTACCTACCAACAGAAAAAAGAGTTCAAAAAGTTATTGATTGTAAAGGCGAAGACTGGTTTGATGGGAAGACTATCCTAGAACTAGGAACTGCACATGGATTGATTGGTAGACACTTTGAGAAACTAGGTGCAACGGTTTCCTATGCAGATGCAAGACAAGAACTACTGGATTCCATAGAAACAGACTCAGAGAAGTTGTGTATCAATCATAATGAAGAGTGGTCATTTAATAGAAAGTGGGATTTGATTATTCACTTTGGTACTCTATATCATGTCCAAAATATATATGATGATTTGAGAAGAGCATTCAATCATGCAGACGAAATGTTTTTGGAAACTGCAGTTAATACATTACCAACAGCTGAACCGTGGTTCAGACAAGAAGAGATGTCTACAGTTTGGGTAGATACAGGCATGCAGAAAAAAAATTCTAGGATATTTAATGGGTTTGATATGTGGGAAGCTATGTTCAATGATACTCATGTAGAAACATACTTAGACGAGATAGGTAAGACTTATACAAGGTACGATGATGAAGATTTGAATACCGACTTTGGTATAATCGTACCTAACGAAGTGTATAGAAGAGATGTATACGATTGGACACTGGAAGATGTACATCCTAAAAACCCAAACCAACCAGTCAAACATGCATCCATACCACCAAATTATGTTCACTTCCGTAGGTTCTGGCATATCCAAACACCATAAATACAAGGTACAATACAGTACATTACACATACACACACAGGAGAAAATATGAGTAATTCAAAATCGGGGTTCGAAATCAGAGCCGACTTATTATCACAAGCAGAAGGTCTTTTGACCTCTAATTATCAGAGGGAAGTTGACGCTATCTATGCACACAACGATTCATTCCCAAATGATAAGAAACCTTTACCAC